GTCGCAGATTCAACACCAACCCATCGGTTATTTACCAATGCATTCGCTACTGCCAAAAACGGGTTTGGAGTCCCATCCCACATGTGCCCCTCATACTCAGGAATCAAGCTCCAGTCTATCGTCTCTCTCCGTATCCCCAGCCTCTCCTCAAAATATGCGAGCGGATCCCTTTGGTAAATCGCACGCCGGGCATCGTCACTTTGTTTTCGGGCTTCCTTCCTCTTTCGAAGTTCGAGCTCGGCCGCAATACGGTGTTTCAGTTCATCCTTCATAATTAATACCTGATAATTAATAATTAATACCTGATTTATCCCTCTCTTTTTGGTTGATAAAAGAGTGCATTGCTCATCACTTCATAAATATCCCGTCCTTTCACAAGTTCTGCGAGACCCTCCTCGGTAAAACATGAAAGATCAATGTTTTTTATTGTCATTTCATTCTTCACCGAATCAAAATAAAGCCCAAGAAGTTTTTCCCTGTCCTTAAAAACTTCAAGTAAAAGTTTGTCGTTTGGTCTCACTTTATATTTTCCATCCTTTCCCCTTATTCCCTTTGCTCTTTCGATAAGGTACTCTCTGTCAAGTAATGCTCTCTGAAGTGCAATCTCTTTATCCGCTTCCGTAATTCTTTTCAAGTCTTCCTTCGCGAGATTTATATAATCATGTGCCGAGCGTTCGCTCAAATTAAACATCTTTGCCACTCTTTTCCTCAATTCTGCACCACGGTTCGCCTCAAGATATTTTTTGTTACGCAACAAAAGCTTAACTACCTCATCAACTCTCGACCACTTAACCCACTCATAAATTGCTGCCATCTTTTTCTCCGGTTTATTAATCTCCCAATAAAACCATTCCAAAAGCTGTAATCAACCTCTTTTTCCTTCGGTTAGATTGAAATAATTTCATCTACTCCCTGAAAAGTGTATAGGATATCAGAAAGATTTCTTATTTTAAGGGGAATGTTTAATTATTTTTAATTAATGGTCGGCGGTAGAAATGCCCAATGATGTAGATACAATCCCGCAAGTTTTTCACTCTCCGTTTCACTCTTCTATTTTGGTCTCTAATGAAAAAAGAATTTTCGTTTTATGAGTTTGTTGGCATCCTTGTGCCCAGTGTTATATTCCTCTTCGCAACAAATCTCATCATAAGTAATGTCTATCAAAAGCAAGTTTTTGACTTTAGTAAAATCGGCGAATCTTTTGTCTTCATCATTATCGCTTATGGTTTTGGGCACTTATTGCAGGCATTGGGCAATTTCTTTGAAAGTTTATTTTGGGGTGTCTTTAAAGGTATGCCGACAAAGTGGTTGACCAATAAAAATTTATTTGGCAAGAATTTATTCGATTCGACATTAAATTCTAAAATCGAGGCAAAAGTCAAGCTCAAATTTGGAGAGGGAATAGAGGATTACGGTAGAATTACTAATAATATTCTTATCCAAAAAAATTTAAATGCCCGAATTGAAATTTTTAACGGAAATTATTCCCTTTTTAGGGGTCTTGCAGTATCGTTTTTGCTTATTTCTATTATGTGTTCGATTTATTTTGACTACACAATTGTTTCCCCTTTCATTATTTT